CTGACAGGTTACAAGTCGGATTTAGACTATTCGTCTATCGTTACTCGCATCATGCCGGAAGGATATGATGGTTTATTCTTGCCAGAAAAATATGTTGATAGCCCACTCATCAATAGCTATGTCAGCCCTAAAATCAAGATCACCAAGTATGATAACGTCAAAGTAGGAGATGAAGAAGGCGAGTTTGCGACCAAGGATTTGGCTTATGCGGAACTCAGGCGACTTGCGGCACTGGAATTTACGGTATCTCATATTGATAAACCGACTGCGACTTATGATGTAGAGTTTGCCCCACTTGAGCGAACAGAGGAATATAAGCAGTTTTCAAGTCTTGAGACGATTAATCTAGGCGATATCGTCTCTGTCACTCATGCAGAGGACGGCTTTAGTGTGACCGCTCGAATGGTTGAGTACAGCTATGACCCCATTTTGAAAGCATTCATTTCTATCACGCTTGGGAACGTCATGCCGAAGTTCACCGATGTGGCAAAGGACATCAAGAAAGTCGATACCAAAGTGGAACAAGCCAAAGATGATGCCAACTATGCTTTGACTGCCGCCAATGGTAAGAACACCAACTTTTATGGTCCGGATACGCCAGCCAATCCAAAGTTAGGGGACGTTTGGTACAAAGAGAATGGCGACAAACTTGAAATGTGGGTTTATGAAAGCCGTGACGGGGTGACTCAATGGTATGCACTGGCCAATGACCTGACAGCAGTAGAAGTAAAACAAGCAGTTGCTCAAGCTCAGGAAGAATCAGCTGATGCGCTTGAAAAAGCCAATAACGCCTTTGATGAGGCAGTGAACGCCTTGGAAAATGCAAATCAAGCCAACGCAACGGCAAATTCTGCCAGCCAAGTCGCTGACTCAGCCTTTAACAAATCCGTGAAATCGTCAGTGGTCACTTATGCGGTCGGAACAAGTGGGACAACCGCCCCAACGTCGGGGTGGCAAAGTACCGTGCCATCCGTTTCTTCAACCCAGTATCTTTGGGCGAGAACTGTGTTTACACTTCAGGACAACTCTGCGACAACTTCGTACTCGGTTTCAAAGCAAGGCGTAAAAGGCGATAAAGGGGATACAGGCGCCACTGGAGCAACGGGTGCGACAGGTAGTCCAGGTACTCCGGGGCAAAATGCGCCTACGATTACATCAGTTCGAGAGCAGTTTTACCTCTCAACCTCAAATACCACTCAAACAGGTGGCTCGTGGTCAAACACCATTCCCACTTGGTCGAGTGGCAAGTATTACTGGACGAGAGTGGTGACGACTTACTCGGATAGCTCAACTACAACCTCAACAGCCGTTCTTGACCAAGGGTTGAATCAATCATTGGTATCGGCTCTTGAAGCCAAATCTGCGACTGAAACATTAACCACTACCGTAAATCAGCATGCCACAAAAATTGAACTGGCTGCGACCAACATTGCCAACCTTCAAGGGCGAATGACGACAGCTGAGTCGACACTCACCGTTCAGGCAGGTCAGATAGCTGCCAAAGCGAGCCAAACTTCGGTGGATAGCTTAACTGGCAGAATCACAAGTGCTGAGGCAAGTCTGACAGTTCAAGCAGGGCAAATCGCATCAAAGGCAAGTCAAAGTTCCGTTGATGCGTTGACAGGGAGGGTGACATCAGCCGAAACATTGATTCAACAGACTTCTGATACCATGCTCTTGAAAGTCTCGGAACTTCAAGATGAAATCGGTATTCCCTTCAAAGTGAAGAATTGGGAACAGGGGTCGCTTAACACGAGTGATGGTTCAGAGATAACTGCCACGAACTATATCCGCTCAGAGTTCATTTATGTGGAGTCAGGTGATAAGTATATTGCTCAACGAAGAGATGGAACGTCAGTCACGTCTTACTATCACTTTTATGGTTTCACCTTGCCCTATGTGGACTATGTGCCAGCCCCCAAGCAGTATGTCGAGAAGTTGGCTGTTGGAACGTATGACAACACCACAATCCTTGATTACCTCAATTCAAAAAATGTCGAGACCTTGTCTATCACTGGCTCAGTAACATCAAACCCATATGCCTCAGCTGAGGACTATCTGGCAATTTACAAATTACCTTTAGGCGGTCGAGTTTTTCCGAACACCATCACTTGGAATGGTCGAAAAGACACGTCCGACAATATCGTCCTACTTTATATCGGCGGTGTGTGGGAGCAGATTGATGTGGTTACAAATAGCAGTAACGCTATCCACCAATGGACATTATCTGATTCACAGATTGCGGGTATGCCAACAGATGCGATTTATATTGCCTTCTTCTCGATCAAGAATGGTTCGTATGCGGGGATTTATAATGCGACCACTTCACCATTTACCATGAACCCGATGGACGACGAGTCAGCTTATGTACAAGTTTCCTATCAAAGCTCATCAAGCGCCGTGACCGTTCCAAGCAATGCACTCAAGATGAGGGTGCGAGTGAACACCACGACTAAGCCTGATGATTATGATGGGAATGTCTTCTCAACTACAGCAAGAGCGGATTACTCCAAAGCCAATACTGTCTATTCAGCAATCTTCATGCAAAAGGACATCATCAACCTTCGAGTTGGAAAAGGGGATGTGATCAACCAAATCAACCTCTCGCCTGAAAGCATCCTGATAGCCGGAAATAAAGTCCATATCACAGGTCAGACCACGATTGATAGTGGAATTATCACATCAGCCATGATTGGCTCTGCCGCCATTACCACAGCGAAGATTGCGGATGCGGCTATTACAAGTGCTAAAATTGCTAGTCTTGATGCAGGGAAGATTACAACAGGAACGCTATCTGCAAGTCGCATAGCCGCCAGTTCCATTACGGCTGATAAGCTCGCTGCTAATATTCTAACTGCAATTACAGCAAGTAATTCCATCCGAATCACAGGGACAACCATTGGCTATTACTCAGGAAGTACACTCGTCACAGAAATTAACTCACAGGGAATGACAATCAGGCGTGGTGGCACAACAGTCGGAACGATTGGTGCGAATAACATCAGCGGTCATAGTGATTGGCGAGGGCTCGTGTTTGACCTTGAGTATGGCACAGAATACATGGCTTGGGCGCACATGGATAGTTCAGATGCGAGCAGCTACACGACCAAACTCATCTGGTACTCTCGGACACTTGAAACCAATAAAGAGAAGGGATTTCATTTTGATGATGATGTCTGGCTTAACGGCACGATTAAATTATCAGGTGGGCATACGATTAGCCTGAATGGCATTACCTTCAGCTCGTCACTTTATACTCGAATTGGGAATAGCGGTGATAGTGCAGGTATTGCTTTTAACGGCTCAAACTTATTCCTTGGAGATGATGGCACTTGGGTTGACTTTGGTATCATCCGTGAAATCTGTAAAAAGCTTGCAGGGCGAACGATTGCCTTGCCAACTGGTTTTAACAGTAACGGGACTGCCAGTGGTTGGTATAATGCTCAGTCGTTTAACTCTATGACGACATATTCATAATGGGAGGCAAGTATGGAAAATGAAGAAGAATTAGTGGTTTTGCCACATGTTGAAACAGTCGAGGAACCTGAATCATGCACCACAGATATGGTTGAATTATTGACCTTGGTCGTTGATGACCTCTGCGTGCAAGTCGGGAAATTGAAGGAGGAACTCAAGAATGTTACGGATTAGAAATGAAGAATTGGTGGTGGTGATTACCTTTCTCGAAAGCTTTGAGCTGACACCGAAAATCAGTCGGGTGCGAACGAAACTCGTCAAGCTCATCCGAACCAAGATTGATGAGCTGTATAAGGATGAGGTTGAACTTTTAGAGCGTTTTGGGAAGAAGGATGATTCAGGAAACCTTATTCAAGATAACGGGAACTTCTTACTTTTACCCGAAACCGCAGCCGAATACCATAAAGAAAAGGCAGATTTGTTAAATGAGGATTCCGTCATTGATATAGCGGAACTTCAGGACAAACTGCCTTTATTGATTGGTGGCTTGGAAGATAGCGAGGTCAAAGTTTCAGGCAAAGATGCTGAGACCTTAGAACTCATCTTGGAATTATTGGAAAAAGAAGTTAAAGGCATTTAGGCGAAAGTCTAGATGCCTTTTTCAATACAGAAACGGAGGAATGAGATGATGAAACAGACATGGAATTTGATTCAGACAGGCTTTGTGGCAACAGGTGGTCTTGTCGGTTGGTATTTGGGAGGTTTTGATGCCTCACTTTATACCTTGCTTGCCTTTGTGGTGGTTGACTACATCACAGGGGTCTTGCGTGCGATCAACGAGAAGAAGGTCTCAAGTCGAATTGGGGCAAAGGGCATCACAAAGAAGATTTTGATTTTCTTGCTCGTTGGTGTCGGTCACATGCTTGACTTGGAGCTTAAAACAGGGAACGTCCTACGTGATGCAGTGATTTTCTTCTACATCTCAAACGAGGGAATCTCACTACTAGAAAATGCCGTAAGCATAGGTTTACCTGTACCAGAGAAAGTCAAAGAAGCTCTCAAGCAATTACATGGTAAGGAGGACAACGAAAATGGGAATTAGTAGCTTTGCAACCAAATATGGCTTTCAGTCATTTCCTCACTACACATCGGATCGTAGTGGGGCGAAGGTCAACAAAATCGTCATTCACCACATGGCGGGAACGAATTACGACATTGTGCCAAGTATCTGGCAGACCCGTGAAGCATCCGCTCATTATGGCATTGGTAAAAACGGAGAAATACGTGCTTATGTGGATGAAAACAATACGGCATGGCATGCGGGGAATTGGAATGCTAATATCTCAAGTATTGGGATTGAAAACTGTAACGCCACAGGTTCTCCTTCATGGAATATCAATCAAGCCACAATCGATGCCTGTGCAAAGTTGGTGGCAGACATTGCTAAACGTCATGGCTTGGGGAAACTAGTAGTGAATCAGAACCTGTTCCCTCACAGCTATTTTTCAAACACATCTTGTCCGGGGATGCTTTTAGGTAAACTCCAGTACATTGCGGACAAGGCAAATGCGATTAATAGTGGCGGAGGCTCAGCCACTCCAAGTCAGCCAACATCAGGGCTATATCGTGTTCGTAAATCATGGGCAGATGCCAAGAGTCAGGTCGGGGCTTTCAAGGATTTAACGAATGCCAAGAACTGTGCTGACCGCAATAAAGGCTACTCCGTATTTGATGAGGGTGGGAAGTTAATTTATCCCACTGGTGGTGGTTCAGCAAACACTGCTACAAAGAAACTCGTGGTTCAAGTGAATGGCTTAAACGTCCGAAATCGCCCAAGTCTAAATGGAACAGTTGTTGGTACTTACAACAAAGGTGCTACGTGGACTCTACCTAAAGACGAAAAGCTAACGATCGCTGACGGGTGGGTTTGGGCGCGTTGCCCAATTGGTTATTGTGCTGTTGGAAAGACTACCGGGAAGACTGAGCCGGATGACTATATATTAATTTCATAAACAAGCGTAAAAGCCTTCAAGAGTGATTGATTTCATTCTTGGAGGCTTTTTTGTGTTCTATGGGTTCGATTTTTCTCCCTCCTTCGCTTATGGATGAAAGGTCAAAGAATTTACGTCAAGGGTTTACTTTTGCGGATTTTCTTTGCCTGTAACTTAGGAAGTCAAAAAATATTAAATGATTACATACTCTTGACTTCTTTTGCTGAAATATAGGGGGGCGAAACCATGAATCAAGAAATAACCGAAAAAAAAGGCTATCAGATTACAGATAAAGCTATGAATGAATCATCAAGTGATAGTGATACATTTGTGCAACATCAAACTGATTTTATTTATCAGTGTACAATTATCCAATTGAAGAAATTACTTGAAAATACTCTGATAACCGTAGATGAATATCGTCAAATGGAGCAAGAAATCAGACAAGAATTATGTCCATATTTACACGAGTTATATCCTTCATAATCGTTGCTATAAGTAGGTTTATTAGCTAACATGTTACTACCAAAGAAAGGGGTGAGACAATGAAAAAGATTACGAAAATTGATACCGTTGCACAAGTCAAACCTGCCAAACTGAAGGTAGCAGCTTATGCTCGAGTATCCACTTCTAGTGAGGAACAACTCCTAAGCTTGGAAAATCAAAAATTGCATTACGAACAACGAATTTTAGCCAATTCAAACTGGGAATTTGTGGAGATGTATTTTGATGAAGGGATTTCTGGCACAAAGATTGATAAACGTAATGGATTAAAGCGATTATTACAAGATTGCGAAACTGGGAAAGTTGATTTTATCTTAACCAAGTCCATCAGCCGATTTTCAAGAAATGCATTAGACTGCTTGGAGATTGTTAGAAGGCTTATTGACCTAAATATTTTCATTGAATTTGAAAAAGAAAATATCAATACCCAAACAATGGATGGTGAGTTAATGCTTTCCATATTAAGCAGTCTTGCCGAAAGTGAATCAAGGTCATTATCCCAGAATACCAAATGGGGCATTGAGAAAAGATTTCAAGATGGCACTTACAAGATTGGTTATCCACCTTTTGGTTACGATTGGCTTGATGGTGCAATGGTTATCAATAAAGAACAGGCAGTGGTTGTAAAAGATATATTTGCAGATATTTTAAAAGGTACAAGTACTGGAGACATCGCTGAAAAACTAAATCAACAAGGAGTAACCACCAAACGTAGAAAAACATGGCATGGCACAACCATTCGTGGCATCATCAAGAATGAAAAATATATCGGAGATGCTTTATTTGGAAAGACATTCACGGATGATTCCTTTAAGAGAAAAGTCAATCGTGGAGATAAGAACCAATATTTCATGGAAGGGCATCATTCAGCAATTATTGATAAAGAAACATTTGAGCAGGCACAACAGATGCTGGTTCAAAATGCCAAATCCAAAAATATTGTTCAAGAAGATGATAAGTATCAAAATAGGTATAGTTTTTCTGGAATATTGAAATGCGGTGAATGTGGTGGAACTTTCAAAAGGAGAATCCAAACCAAGAACAAAAATGAGAAGTATGTGGCTTGGGCTTGCACGACACATCTTAAAGACAAGCATTCTTGTAGCATGAAGTTTATCAAAGATGAACAGATAAAACTCGCTTTCATCACGATGATGAACAAACTTGTTTTTTCCCATCAAATCTTGCTAAAGCCATTACTTGCAGATGTACGATCGACCACTTATACCGTTGATAATACACAAATTGTAGTTCTCGATGACGAGTTAGAAAAACTGAAAAAGCAACAGGATAATTTGGTTCAGTTTGTTGCCAACGGTTACATCGATAGACCTACATTTGTGAAAGAGCAAAACCAACTGACCAAGCAAATGGATGATTTGGAGAATAAACGGAAGATGCTAACGGTGGCTATTTCAAAAGGCTTTGATAACTTGGAAAGTTTAGAAGAACTGGTCAAATTTACGAAACAAGATCAGATGCTCACCTCATTTGAGGATACACATTTTGTAATCTTTGTAGATGAGGTAGTGATTCTTTCAAGAACAGAATTGGTATTTAAATTAAAATGTGGCTTGAAACTAAAGGAAAGGCTGGTGTAAACAATGA